AGGTTCGGCGAGCGCTTCAGACCTCTCGGTCGGAAAAATCGTGGCCTGTGCTAAAGCCTTAAATGCGGCAAATGTTCCATCTACGGACAGACATATGGTAATACACGCAAACGGATTAGCTTCGTTGCTTGCGGATGAAAGAGCTGTTTCTGCAGATTATGCAAGTATAAAAGCGTTGTCGCAAGGTGGCGGAATGGTGGGCGAGTTTATGGGTTTTAAAATTCATGTACTTGGCGACCGAGACGAAGGTGGGCTTGCTATTGACGGTTCAAACGATAGAACCAATTTTGCATTCCACAAATCAGCTATTGGTTGTGCAGTCGGCATCGCCCCTAAAACCGAAATCAACTATGTACCGGAGAAAACATCGTGGCTTGTCACGGCTATGCTTTCGATGGGAGCTGTTGCGATAGATGCAAACGGCATTGTTGATTGTATCACAAGGGAGAGTTAATCATGGCATTTTCTAGAACTGGATGGAACTCAATCGGTGGTATGTCAAAAAAGGGCACGGCCCCTGTTATTTGGACATATACGACCACAGACACAATTGCTACGTGTAATACGGCTTCGTACTTTGACAGCGTATCGGACGAGGTGAGCGTGGGTGATTTAATCTTTGTCAATTCAAGTACGGGTGGAACGTTAGTTGCCACTCTTGTTTACGTGTTGTCAAATGCAAGTGGTGTCGTCGATGTGAACGACGGGACAACATTGGCAAACACTGACTCAGATTGATGAAACAAAATTATTTGGGGGGTGTTTTGCCTCCCAAATAAGGTTATTTATAGGAGTTTTCTATGGCTGCGGGCGATACGGACGTAAGTATATGTAATAGAGCGCTTCTGTTGCTTGGGGCCGAAAGTATAACATCCTTTACCGATGGAACAGCGTCGGGTTCGGCCTGTTCTCTTTTATATCCCGAAACAAAATTAACCACGCTCGGTATGTATCCGTGGAGCTTTACGATTGCTAAAGTGCAACTTCTTCAAGATACCTCGACACCTCAAAACGAGTGGACTTATCAATATATTCTGCCGACAGATATGGTTCTGGGTGTGCCCCGCGCTGTACGTATCTCAAGTGGAGCTGGCGCTGCCGTTTATAAAAATTGGGAAATTAATCAAGGGGCATCGGGATTATCCGTTCTAATGTCCGATGCCAGCGAAATTCATATAGATTATCAAAAGGCTGTTTCAGAGAGTTTAATGCCATCTTATTTTGTGCAATTGCTTTCGTATCAAATGGCCTGGCATCTTGCCGAAGTTATTACGGACCAAACAACTAAAAGTGATTATTGGCGAAATATCGCGTTAGGTACGGCAACCGAGTCAGGCCGTGGTGGATTTTTTAGACAGGCTGCGGCAATAGATGCGGGTGGACAAACACCTTCGGTTGTTGGGGATTATTTGCTGACTGAGGTACGATGAGTCGGATACAGTTATATCAAAATTCGTTCATAAGTGGAGAGCTGGACCCGTTACTCCGTGGACGTTTGGACATTGACCAAAGGTTTTCCGGTGTTTCTCAAGCAAAAAATGTTATCTTTGAACCGCAAGGTGGCTTCTCCCGTCGCCCCGGCTTGAAATACGTTGCCGACGTTACAGCCGATAATGCGTCAAACGGCGCAATGCTTATACCGTTTGAGTATGCGACGACACAATCATTTATGATTTTAGCGTCGGCGTACAATACGACAAGTACCATTCGTTTTCGGTTCTTCGCGGATGGTGCGCTTCTCACAAATATCAATTCGTCTGGAAACGCCTATCTCGATTATTCAGTCGGTACTTTGTATTCGGTTTCAAATTTTGATATTAAAAAGCTTTATTTTACTCAAAGTCACGATACACTGATTTGCTGCCACGAGAATTTTGCGCCTTTCAAAGTTGTACGAGGAGCAAACAATACGACGTGGACGATTTCAGCTTTATCTATGACAATTCCCAAAACGGGTTTTAGCGTTTCGGACCAATTGGGAACCTCAACAGACCGGACAACAAATGTGTCGGGCGCTACAAGCAATACGGTTACACCATCGGCAACAACGGGAAATGTAACTTTAGCTTCGGCAAACAATCAATTTATGACATCTGATGTGGGCCAGTATTTTATGCAGGACAACGGTTATGGTCGTGCCCGTATTGTTAAGTTTGTTACTGTTCAAAATGTTAAAGCGGTCGTGGAAATTCCTTTTTTTGATACAAACCCAATCACGGTTAAAACGAGCACGTCAACCGAAGGTTATTATTTTGAGCTGGGCTATGAGGCAGCGTGGTCTAATTCAAGAGGATGGCCCCGTACCTGTACTTTTCACGAGGGGCGTTTGTATTTTGGAGGCTCCGCAGCCGAGCCAAATACAATATGGGCGAGTCGTGTCGGTGACTTTTTTCATTTCGACCCTACGCACCAATACGACAACGACTCATTTAAAATTACATTGTCAACCGATTCCACGAATGCAATAACCGCGATACGTTCTGGTAAAGATTTACAGATATTTACAACGGGTGGGGAATTTTATCTCCCACAGTACGAAAACGACCCTATTACACCGTCCAATGTCGTAGTCAAATCGGCGACACGTCGAGGCTCGAAAGCAAACATTCGCCCTACCGGAACAGATACAGGAACAATGTTTATTCAACGTCAAGGAAAAGCTTTAAGAGAAATGATGTTTTCTGATGTTGAGTTTAATTATGTCACAACAAATATTTCAGTGTTATCCTCACACTTAATTGTTGACCCACAAAGTATGGCTCTTAGACCGGCTACAGACACCACAGAGGGCGACTTGCTGCTTATTGTTAATGGGACATCCACAACAGGCTATCGCGCCGCCAGTACGGGTTTAGCGGGGACTATAGCCGCGTTTTCTCTCAGTAAATCACAAAAGATTGTTGCCCCGTCATATCTCGTAACGACGGGCACGTTTAAAGATGTTGCTGTGGATTTAGATACTATTTATTGTCTTGTTGCGCGAACTGTATCTTCATCAACAAAATACTATGTTGAAATTTTTGACGATGACCGAACAACAGATTCAGCTATTCAGTACAAAGCAAACCCTGTATCTCCCGACCAAGCTGTTCCAAGCAACACAACTTGTGGTTCGTTAGGACATTTGGAAGGGTTGTCCGTGTCGGTTGTTAGGGATGACATTGTTGAAAGTAATAAAACCGTTTCTTCGTCTGCTATTACCATAGATGCCGTTCCCTCCACCTATGTTGAAGTAGGTCTGGATTTTGATGTTCAAGTTGTTACACAACCGTTTGAACCGCGATTGTCCAGTGGTTCTGTTCAATCGCAAAAACGACGGGTTGTTGAAGTGACCCCTATTTTGTATCGGTCACAAAATCTCGCAATTAATGGTACAGAATTAAATCTGCAAACGTTGCCGGTCTCAGGGGCCGGTACAGTCCCAACCTTTACAGGGCCAAAAAAAGTACAAGGCTTATTAGGTTTTGATAGGGATGCTCAAATTACAATTACACAAACGCAACCTGTTTTTACAACCGTGTTAAGTTTGGATTATAAAGTTAGCGTAGGAAATTAATATGACGTTGTTGAGTTCAGCTTTAACCCTCGCCTCCGCCGCCGCCGGTTTAAGCGCAAGCGAACAGGCCGCAAGAGGTCGTAGGCTTCAAGCTTGGGAATCGGCGAAACTGGAAAAACAAAAAGCTAAACAAGCAAGACTTCAAGCAAGTGTTGCAGCAATTAATTATAAACAACAGGCAACAGATATATTTAAAAATATAAATGAAATTATGGGTGCAAGTGTTGCGCGGGCCTATTCGTCAGGAATTGACCCGTTTGTTGCTGGTGACACGGTGGACAAATTAAATTTGCGGACTCTCCGTGATGCTTTGAAAGACAGACGTAAATTAGAAGATAATGCGCGGTTAGCCAGTCTTTTTGGAGATATGCAAGCCGAGCAATTTGAACAAGCTGCCTATGGTTCTGTGCTTTCGGGGAATGTTGTTGCGAGTGGCATTTCACTGCAAGGCTATGCAACAGCGTTACAAATTGGGGGTCCGGCTATACAGCCGTTTTTTGATTCAATTAAAACAAACATAGGAGCATTAAGTTAATGGCTCCGCGTACACCAAGATATCAACCTTTAAATTTACAATTACGTGTCCCTTCCATTGATTTTGCCGGACAGAAACAGGCGATTCAAAGCCAGAGAGAAATTACAAATTCGATGGAACGTATGTCGCGTTTTATGTTTAATTTGTCAGAAGGGTTTGCCAGAGTCGCGGGTGCAGAATATGGAGCGTCCAAAATTCCGACAGGACAACAATTGAACGATATGATTTCAGAAGGGGAAAGTTTGGATGTTCCGGGCGACAAATTTACAGTATTTGGTCAATCTGCTCGAAAAGCCGCATTAGACATCCTTGTTGATGAACTATCAATGGAAGGCAAAAAAGCTATAACAAACATAGCGTTACGAGGAGAAGTTAACAGGTCGGCCCCACAAGTTGTTGCTGACAATATTGATACCGCTATTACTGGGTTAGCGTCAATTCTTGATGAACAGGAACCGGCGCTAGCCCGTAAGTTTCGCGCTAGCATGGGCGTGTATGGAAACGCTGAATATTCGAATTATACAAAAGCACGTATTGCAGAAAATAAAATAGAAAGGAAAGCGCAATGGGAAGCGACCTGGCAGTTAAGCAAAGCAAATATACCAACAGTGTTAAGCACACCCATTGCTGAATTGGAACCCGCTAATCAATTTGAAAATAAAGGATTAAGTCCTGTATCAACAAAACAAATATTAGAAACAAACAAACAAGCGCTTCTCGAAAGCGCACTAAGGGCAGGGTTTTCAAAAGCTGAAATAAGCAGCTTCAGTTTAGATTGGAACAATTCTATACAAAAGGCTGCTACAGATATGGTTTATAATTATGTTAATACGTCGGACAAACCAAAAGAAGTCTTTAATAAAATAAAAAAGGGCCAAGACCTTCCCCCCGAAATTGAAACAATGGTCACTATATTAACTGGTGAAAATAAAAAGAACGTAATTGCAGTTGCGAGACAAGCGGTTTCAGATGCGCGACAAGACAAACAGGATAAAGAAAACCAAGAACAGGCAGCAACAAAGGCAGAGGTTGAAGGATTAAAAAGTGCGTTAGGTAAAGCGTTCTATAAACAATCATTAACAGACCAACCTTTTTCAACAGAGGAAATGAAAGATATTTTTAAGAACATTGAGAGGTTGTATGAATTAGATGCAGACGAGGCAGACAAATTAAGAGCTAGCGTTCTAGCTATTAAGACTATGTCTTATGAGTTTGCCACATTAAGCAACGAGGTAGTTCTAACCAAGTTTAGTGAGGACGTGTTATTAACAAGCCCCAAAGAAACAATCGGCAATTTAGATGCAGCTTTTGCACGTAAAGAGCTAACACCAGAAGATTTTTTAACGTTACGAACGGCTTATACAGCTAAAGCAAACAAGCAATTTCAAGATGTGCTTAAATTGGCTGCAAGCAGCCTTGATATCCCTACGGGTATGTTTGCCAATACTGAAGTCATATCACGGCAAAGCAAACAAATTTTTAATAAATTTAGTCATGCTTTAATGAAGGCATATTTAGAGTGGGACGAAGAAGCACAAGGAACATTGTTTGATGCTGAAAAGTTTTACGATGAGAATTTTGACAAAATACAGAAATCCGTTAAGCCAAGTTCTGCAGCCGCAGCTCTTAAAAGCATAAAACAGTCAGGTTTAACCGAAACTTCATTAGTTAACATAATGAGTCAAGAGCCAAACGACGTTACAAAAGCTGACAAAAGACGTGTTAGAAAGTTGGTTTTGAATGTTGAAATAATTGGGGATAGCAACGAGGAAACTATACAAGCCGAGTTATCAGGTGGAAACAAAGAAAGTCTGTTTAGGCCTGAGACTTTAGAACAAGCAGAATATTTTATTGAAGCTTTAGATAAACCAGAGCCAGAGTCAAAGTTTGGTTGGTTTGGTCTACCGGGATTTTTCGACAACTTTCTTATTAACTCAATAGGAAATTAATAAAAATGGACGATGATTTTTCCTCAATTTTTTTTAAGAATTACATAATGCAACAGAATGAAAACACGTTTTTGTATAGAGACCTTATCACAAATGAAGTTATGGAGGGGGTGGGTGATATCCCGTTGCCGTGGGGTGAATACCCTGACAATATCGAACCCGATAGTCGTCAAGCCGATTTGTATGATTTAAGTCGTTCAAAATACGTTCCTCTCCCTGATGATGTAATGGACGCAAAAACAATAAAAGCAATACAAAGTTTGCCCGAAAATTCCCAAATTGATGACCCAATCTGGATTGGAGCTAGCCGAATTGTGCACGAGTATTTTAATTCGGAAGATAAAGACGTTCAAATGACACCCGATGATTATTCGAATTATGGAATACGGATAATGTCGGCGTTTAATAACAACATCACAGCAATGGTTATTGATGCAAACAAACTTTCGGATGCCCCCGCCCCTGTTGCTAAAGCGTTTTATTACTTAATGGAAACGTCAGACAGGGAGGGAATTACGTTAGCCAATGCGGGTCGAGGTATAATAAATATGGTTAAAGACCCGACAACGTGGGTAGGTCTTGGAACATTAGGAATTGGCGTTGCCGGTAAATATGCCGGAAAACGTTTAACAAAAATG